CATAGACGAAAAAAGGCCGAGGCCCCTTGCGAGACCTCGGCGAACCTTGGAGAGAGAAATGGCGAACCCGTAGGGGTCACCTAATGGGGGTGGTAACTCACCGGTGAAGAGCGAGGAGGGCGTTGATGTCGGTGTGCGGATCGAAGACCCGCTTGCCCTTCCACAGGAACATCTCGCGGGCCTCGTGCTCCAGGCTCGTGAGGACGAGCTTGAGCAGCGTTCCCACCACGGCACTGGGTGTCGGGTACTCCAGCAGCCACTTGCGCGTGTACTGCCACACCGGTTCCCCACCACTTACAGTGCAAGGGGCTTTGAAGCGGCCCTCGATGGTGTAGATACCGCGCGAGACCACCGCCACGCCGAACTCGTAGCCGGGGTAGGTGGTCTCGGCGACCACACGTTTGACGTCTTCGAGCAGCATCAGTCCATCCGAATGGTTGCGCCCTTGAGGAGGCCTGCGCACACCGTACCGCTGACCGCCCGGCCCGTGGGGCCAACCGCCTTGAATTTTGTGCGGTAGGTGTCGTCTTCGGAGCACTCGAACCAGCCGTAGCCGGTGAACTCGATCTGCGTGTAGCCGGCCCCTTCGAGGACGGAGCGCGAGCGGTCGGGTGCCGTGCAGCCAGCGGCCAGGACGCAGAGGAGGAGGGCGGCGAGGAGCTTCTTCATGGGAGCCTTTCGGGCAGGGTTAGGCCGTCCCTAGAATGGGCGGCATGTGGACACAGAAAAGTGCGAGAGCGATTGCCCTCGGGTGCGCCGTAGCGGCGTGGGTGGGGGCTTCAGCAGCGCCTCAGGAGGAGCCGCCGAAGATGGGCGAACAGTTCACCTCGGCGAAGACTCAGCGGCTTTCAGACGGGCCGTCCGTTTATCAAGTCGTCACGGACCGTCGCAAGGCGGAGAACGACTGCCGCCACTGGGGCTTCGATGCCCTAATCAAAAAGTGCGCGGACCGGCTGCAGGAGGAGCAGCTTAGGTCGAGACCTTGACCACGCCTTCCGGCTTGCGGTTGACGGACTGCTTTCGGCCGTCGAGGTCGTAGGTCACCTTGATCCAGCGCTCGTCCGCTTGCGTGATGGTGCCAACGCGGAGCGCCGAGGAGCGATAGCGCAGCACGTCCGTGGCAACCTTGTCGCCCACTGCGATGGGCGTACCGATGATGTCTTTCATGGTTGTTCCTTGAGTGTGAGCCGAACGAACTCGGCGAGGTCTTCGGCGTCCGCGTCACGCCACGAGTACACGTACCACCCGCCCCATGCGTCGCCGGTCAACCGGCGCTCTCGGCGCTGAAGGATCAGTTTGCGGCGCCAGTTGATGCGGAAGCGGAAGTTGTCTGGCATGGGTTCTCCTTCGGGGCCACGCGAATGACCACCTCAACTTGCACCGGGGTGCGATCTTGTTGGACCACCGGAAAGATGGCCTTCTCGTATGCGGCCTTCACGGCGGCCAGAACGTGTCCCTTGGGCACGAACTCGCTGGCGTGAAAGGCCACGTCGCGGTCAACCAGCACGCTCATGCGAGCTTGGCCCACCACGCCTTTGCGTCGAAGCACGGGCAGTCCTTGGCGACCTTCGGGAAGTCGCGATGGCCCTGCACGGTGGCTTTCGGGTACAGCTTCTTCAGGTCCTTCACGGTTGCCAGAAGGCTCACGTACTGGTCCGGCGTGAAGTTGTCTTGGGACTTGCCCGAGGCTTCGTCCAGGCCGCCGACCATGCAGATGCCCACGGAGATGCTGTTGAAGTTCTCCACATGGGCGCCGACCGCATCCACAGGGCGGCCCTTTTCGATAGTGCCGTCGCGACGGATGACGAAGTGATAGCCGATGCCGTTCCAGCCGTTGGCGCGGTGCCACCGGTCGATGTCAGCGGCGCCGATGTTCTGACTCGGCTTCGTGGCCGAGCAGTGAATTGCGATGTAGTCGGTCTTGTCCCGACTCTTGAAAGTTGCCATGGGTCACTCGGAGAACCACTCGGCGGGGATCAGCTTGTCGGCGTAGAGGAAGCCGTTCTTGATGCACCAGGCCGCGTAGCTCGTTGGCGAGCCCTTGTAGAGCTTCGCCTTGCTGTTGCTGAAGACGAACCGGATGTCCTTGTCGGGATGCTGCGCACGCACGAGGAGGTGCTTCTTGCGGTCGGTTGCGTCGAAGATGCCCTTGGTCTCAACGATGATCCCGTTGGGCAGTTTGAAGTCGGGGGTGTACTTGTGGGGCTCGGCGGGGGTGGTGTACGGGATGACTTCAGCTTTGTCCTCGTACACCACCTCGATACCCGCCGCCGCGATCTGCTTCGCTACCTTTTCCTCCAGACCGGAGCGGTAGGTTGCAGCGTTGCGGCGGCGAGTGGGCGCCTTAGAACTCCGCCGGACCACCATCGACTGGTGCGCCTGCGTCGTCGCCGGCCGGGAACTCGTCGCCCTCGGGGGCGCTGTACTCGCTGGCGTCGAAGCCGTCTTCTTCCGGCGCGAAGCCGTAGCCCGAGGCGTCCTTCTGCGAGCCCGAGACCAGCTTGATGAGCTGCACGGCCTTCAGGCGCAGCGAGACACCAGCGGCGCCCGTGCCGGGGATGAAGTACGGCGAGGCTTCCACGGAGACCTTGCCTTCGGAGCCGCCCCAGATTTGCGGGGGCTTCGGCAGGACCACGCCCTTGCTGTCGAAGATCGTGGGCTTCTGCGACCACGGCGAGTTGTCCTTCTTGCGGATGCCGCTGGCCTTCATGGCGAACTTGAAGGTGACGAAGCCGGTAGCCTCCTCGGTCTCCTTGTCGTACTCGTCGGTGCCGACCTCGTTCCAGGTCATTTCCTTGAGCTTCTTGC